GGCAGGATCAGCAAGCTCATGATCAAGATTGACGGCGAGACCGTTTGCAACTACGACAGAGGCTGGGACATTCATCCCACCTGCAAGGAAGCAGAGATGGCGCTTTGCATCCTGCTGGATAACCACAACTAAACATTAAACCCTGAATATGAATATTCCGGGAGACTGAGCCAGAAGGCTCTTTCTCTCGTACTGATACCGGATCGCTATTGCGGTCTTTTATTTTGCCCTGAAAGGAGGCGGCCACCGTGCCAATGCGAAAACTGAAAAACTATAAGCCGACCCGCTTCATGGCAGAGACTTCTCACTACAGCAAGCAGATGGCGGACTTCGCGGTGATGTTCATCGAGCAGCTCACCCACACCAAAGGCACGTGGGCAGGAAAGCCCTTCGAGCTCATCGACTGGCAGGAACGGATCATCCGCGACCTGTTCGGTGTCTTGAAGCCGAATGGTTACCGTCAGTTCAATACGGCCTACATCGAAATCCCAAAGAAGATGGGAAAGTCAGAGCTGGCCGCCGCTGTCGCCCTGCTCCTTTGCTGCGGTGACGGTGAGGAACGCGCCGAAGTCTACGGTTGCGCTGCAGATAGACAGCAGGCCACCATCGTTTTTGATGTTGCTGCGGATATGGTGAGAATGTGCCCGGCGCTTAATCGTCGCGTCAAAATACTGGCCTCCCAGAAACGGATCATCTATGAGCCTACCAACAGCTTCTATCAGGTGCTCTCCGCTGAGGCCTACAGTAAGCACGGCTTTAACATCCACGGCGTGGTATTCGATGAGCTACACACCCAGCCGAACCGGAAACTCTTTGATGTAATGACAAAGGGCTCCGGCGATGCCAGAATGCAGCCGCTGTATTTCCTGATTACCACTGCTGGAAATGATACAAACACTATTTGCTATGAAGTCCACCAGAAAGCGCAGGACATCCTCGACGGCAGGAAGGTCGATCCAACCTTCTATCCGGTCATTTACGGTGCAGAACCTGACGAGGACTGGACTGATCCGGAAGTGTGGAAAAAGGCAAACCCCTCTCTCGGTATCACGGTCGGCATTGACAAGGTGGAAGCGGCCTGCGAATCGGCAAAGCAAAACCCCGGTGAAGAGAATTCCTTCAGGCAGCTGCGCCTTAATCAATGGGTAAAGCAGGCTGTCCGCTGGATGCCAATGGATAAATGGGACGCCTGCGCCTTTCCAGTTAATGAGGACGACCTCGAAGGCCGTGTCTGCTATGGCGGCCTTGACCTGTCCTCCACTACGGATATTACTTCCTTTGTGCTGGTATTCCCGCCACGGGATGAAGACGACAAGTATGTGATCCTCCCGTACTTCTGGGTGCCAGAGGATACGCTGGAACTTCGCGTGAGACGCGACCATGTGCCCTACGACACTTGGGAGAAAGAAGGAATGCTGCAGACCACCGAAGGCAATGTTATTCATTATGGCTATATCGAGAAATTCATCGAACGCCTCGGCGAGCGCTTCAATATCCGCGAGATCGCATTCGACCGCTGGGGAGCAGTCCAGATGGTTCAGAACTTGGAGAACATGGGCTTTACTGTCGTGCCCTTCGGACAGGGCTTTAAGGATATGAGCCCGCCCACAAAGGAACTCATGAAGCTGACACTTGAGCAAAAGCTCGCTCACGGCGGCCACCCGGTGCTCCGCTGGAATATGGATAACATCTTCATCCGTACTGACCCAGCCGGAAATATCAAGGCTGACAAGGAAAAATCTACAGAGAAGATCGACGGTGCTATCGCCACCATCATGGCGCTTGACCGTGCGATCCGCTGCGGCAATGACAACGGTGCTTCTGTCTATGACGACAGAGGCATTTTATTTATCTGAAAGGCAGGTAATCAATATGAGCATATTTTCAGGACTGTTTCGTTCAAGAGATAAGCCTACCAATTCAACAACCGGAAGCTCCTACCGCTTCTTCTTCGGCGGCACGACCTCCGGCAAGGCTGTAACGGAGCGCTCCGCCATGCAGATGACGGCGGTCTACTCCTGCGTGAGGATTCTGTCCGAGGCGATTGCAGGACTGCCGATTCACCTCTATCGATACGGCGAAGGCGGCAGCAAGGAAAAAGCGATAAATCATCCGCTCTATTTCCTGCTTCACGATGAGCCAAATCCGGAAATGACATCCTTTGTATTCCGGGAAACATTGATGACGCACCTACTCCTGTGGGGAAATGCCTACGCGCAGATCATTCGGAACGGCAAAGGTGAAGTGGTCGCGCTCTATCCTTTGATGCCAAATCGTATGACGGTCAACCGTGATGAAAACGGAGAGCTTTATTACGAATACCAAACATCACAGGATGAGGCGCACACGATGAACGGCAGCCGCGTAAGGCTCCAGCCGTCCGACGTACTGCATGTTCCCGGCCTTGGCTTTGACGGCCTTGTGGGCTACAGCCCGATTGCTATGGCTAAGAATGCCATCGGCATGGCAATAGCCTGCGAAGAATACGGCGCTAAGTTTTTTGCAAACGGCGCGACTCCCGGCGGTATCTTGGAGCATCCCGGTGTGGTAAAAGATCCGGAGCGTGTAAGAGAAAGCTGGAACTCTGCTTTCGGTGGCAGCTCTAATGCAAACAAGGTGGCTGTGCTGGAGGAAGGCATGAAATATACGCCTATCTCCATCTCACCGGAACAGGCGCAGTTTTTGGAAACACGTAAGTTCCAGATCAATGAAATCGCACGTATCTTCCGCATCCCGCCTCACATGATCGGCGATCTTGAGAAATCGAGTTTCTCAAATATCGAGCAACAGTCGCTGGAATTTGTGAAATACACGCTCGACCCGTGGGTATGTCGCTGGGAACAGTCCATGCAGAGAGCCCTGCTCTCTCCGGATGAAAAGAAAAACTACTTCTTCAAATTCAACGTGGACGGTCTGCTCAGAGGCGACTACCAGAGCCGCATGAACGGCTATGCGGTCGGACGCCAAAATGGCTGGATGTCCGCTAACGATATCAGGGAGCTTGAAAACCTCGACCGTATTCCAGAGGAGGAAGGCGGCGACCTGTACCTGATCAATGGCAATATGACCAAGCTCAAGGACGCAGGTATTTTTGCGGCCTCAGCACAGACGCAGGAGGAAGCTGATGAAACGAAGGAAACACAAACCGAACCGGAACCCGAAGACGGGCGCACCCGGTTCAGAAAGAAGGAGGCACTATGACCAGAAAGTTTTGGAACTGGGTGCGAAACGAGGAGCCGGACAGCTTTGGCTCCGACCGAACGCTCTACCTCGACGGGGAAATTTCCGATGAGACATGGTTCGGCGACGAAGTAACACCCAAGCTATTTAGTGATGAACTGCATGCAGGCGATGGAAACATCACCCTCTGGATCAACTCTCCGGGAGGTGATGTTTTTGCTGCTGCGCAGATCTACAACATGCTGATGGATTACCCACATGATGTGACGGTCAAAATTGATGCTCTTGCTGCTTCGGCGGCATCGGTTATCGCTATGGCCGGAACAAAGGTCTGCATGAGTCCCGTGGCCATGATGATGGTACACAACCCTGCAACCATCGCCATCGGTGATACCGAGGAAATGCAGAAAGCCATCGACATGTTAAACGAAGTCAAGGAATCCATTATGAATGCCTACGAAATCAAGTCCGGGCTCTCACGTCACAAGATTTCACAGCTCATGGATGCCGAGACATGGATGAACGCCAAAGAAGCCGTGAAGCTCGGCTTTGCTGACGAGATTCTGTTCAGGGATGGAGAAAAATCTGTCCCGGAGGATACGGCTGACGCGGAGATGCTTTTCTCCCGCAAGGCCGTCACCGATTCGCTGCTTTCCCGACTGATTCCCAAGAAGAAGCCGGAAGCAAATAAACACATGGTACCAGTAACCGATCTTGAGAAGCGCCTTTCGCTTCTCGCACATTAAAGGAGGATTTTTATTATGACTCAGATTATGGAACTCATGGACAAGAGAGCGAAGGCATGGGAGGCCGCTAAGGCGTTTCTTAATAGCCACTCTCAGAACGGCGGCATGGTTTCTGCGGAGGATGCCGCAACCTATGACAAGATGGAAAAGGAAGTCACCGACCTCACCAAGGATATCGAGCGCCTGCAGCGTCAGGAGCAGATCGACAAGATGATGAGCGCACCGACTTCTACTCCGCTCACCGGAAAGCCCGGTGTAAAGGATGAACCGGAAGATAAGCCCGGCAGAGCTTCTGCAGCCTATAAAAAGGCCTTCTGGGACAACATCCGTCATCCCGGCAATCCCGCAATCCGCGATGTACTTGAGGAAGGAACCGATGCAAACGGCGGATACCTTGTTCCGATTGAATTCGAGCACACCCTTGTTCAGGCGCTCAACGAAAACAATATCATGCGTACTATCGGCTGCAAGGTCATTACCACACAGAACGAGCGCAAGATCCCTGTGGCAAATGGTCACACGCAGGCGGCGTGGACTGCCGAGAACGGTGCCTACACCGAGAGCAATCCGACCTTCGCGCAGACCAGCATTGACGCTTTTAAGCTGACTGACCTCATCAAGGTGTCCGACGAGCTGCTTTCCGACAGCTTCTTTGATATCGAAGGTTACATCTCTGAGGAATTCGGTCGCGCCTTCGGTGAAGCTGAAGAAGATGCCTTCATCAACGGTGCTGTGCAGACCGGCCAGACGGCTATCGACAGACCTACTGGCCTGTTCATTCCTTCTGCCGCTGGTGGTGCTCCTTCCGGCGTAACCGCAGCTTCCGCTACGGCAATTACCGCCGATGAGCTGATCAGCCTTGTGTACTCTCTCAAGGCACCGTATCGCAGCAAGGCGAAGTTCCTCATGAATGATGCCACTGTCGCAGCTATCAGAAAGCTCAAGGATCTGAACGGCGTCTATGTATGGCAGCCTGCTCTTACTGCCGGAGAGCCTGATAGACTGCTTGGCTATCCGCTCTACACCTCTCCGAAGGTACCTACAATGGCCGCAGGCGCAAGAGCCATCGCATTCGGCGACTTCTCCTGCTACTGGATTGCTGATAGAGCCGGTCGCACAATCAAGCGCCTCAACGAGCTTTACGCTACCAACGGTCAGGTCGGCTTTACCTGCACGGAACGTGTTGACGGCAAGCTGATCCTTTCCGAAGGCATCAAGATTCTTGACATGAAGGCAACTTCCGGTTCTTAAGACAGGGAGGTGAACGACCGTGGCTTTGATTTCAACTGAAGATGCGAAGGCCTATCTGCGCGTAGATTCGTCGGATGAGGATGCCACGGTCGGTATCCTCTTGGCCTCCGCAATTCGCTTATGTATTGATATTGCAAGACTTACGGATGATCAGTGGGAAGTGATCGACTCCGATGCTGCTTCTTCTGATGAATATACCGAAGCGGAGCTGTCTGCAATCCGGGAAACCATGAAGGTCGCTATCCTCTATACCTGTGCCTATCTCTTTGAGCACAGGGAGGAGGCCGACCACCATGCTCTTACCATGACACTACGCTCACTTCTTTTTGCAATACGGGAAGGAGCGTTTTCATGAATATAGCAGCTATGAGGGTGCGCGTCACTTTCCAGAAAAATACGGTCATCGTCGACAAATACGGAAACCACAAAACCGGCTGGGCGGATTATTTCTCCTGCTGGGCGACTGTCGGCACGAGCTCCGGTTCCGAATCTTCCGGTGTAGTCATCAATCCGGAGGAATCGCTGGACTTCACCTGCCGCTACTGCTCTGAGCTTGCGGATGTGGAATCGACAAAATACCGGATCATCGCGGAAGGCCGCACCTACAACATCACCTATGTGAATCCGATGGGCTATAAGCATAACAGCCTGAAATTCAACTGCAAGCTGGAGAAGAACGCATGAGTAGAAATGTATCAATAAACGAGATGGGCGACGCCATTATGGAGGAGCTTGAAAAATATTCAAAACTCGCCACAGATGACCTGAAGGCTGCTGTGAAAGAAACTGCTGCTTCCGTCCGTAAGGATATTCAGGCAGGCGCTCCGGTTGATACCGGCAAATACAAGAAAAGCTGGTCAGTCAAGAATATGCATGAGGATTCACAGAGTATTGACCTCGTAGTGCATTCGAGGAACCGCTATCAGCTGGCACACCTTCTGGAGCATGGGCATGTGAAACGTGGCGGCGGACGTGTTCCGGCACAGCCTCATATCGCCTCAGCCGAGGAGCGCGGAAACGAAAAACTCGTCAATACCATCAAGCAGAAGCTGGGAGGTGGATCATGACATACGACGATGTAATCACCATGTTAGAGGAAGCCGGTCTGCCGCTTGCCTACGACCATTTTGCCGAAGGCGAGTCACCAGACCCACCCTTCCTCATTTTTCTTTATCCGGGCTCTGACAATATGTTCGCGGATGACACCGTGTTCAAAAAAATTGATGAACTGAACATCGAATTATACACGGACGTAAAAGACCCGGAAACAGAAACCCAGATCGAGGACATCTTAATCGCCCACGACCTGCCTTATGAGAAATCTGAGGTATGGATCGAGTCGGAGAAGTTGTACGAGGTCTTATATCAAACACAGATCATAGGAGGTTAAAAACTATGCCTAACACGAGTAACAAGGTCAAGTTCGGCCTTAAAAACTGCCACTATGCCATTGCTACGCTTGCCGCTGACGGCACTGTCACCTTTGGTACACCCGTAGCAATGCCCGGTGCCGTATCCCTTTCGCTGGATGCTGAGGGAGATAATGATCCATTCTATGCGGACGACTCCGTATAT